AAGCTGCAATTGGTGCAAGATTATCAAGCTGGTCTTGGATAGCTGTATTTTCAGCGTACAGAGAGGTGAGGATACGTTCTGCTGTTTCCTGTAGTTCCGCACAACTACCAACCTTATCAATATCCTCACCAAGCTTTTCATACTGTGCTACGTTAATCAATCCAGAGCCTTGAGGATTCATTGTGTTTCTCCGCTGTCTTGCTAAATAATGTTTGTTATAATACCGTCTGAAACTGTAACAATCTGTCCAAGCGGCGTAGTGAAGGAACCTGTTGCCCCAACACCAACTGTAACGCTACCAGTATTAATGAAGTTTCCATCAACCGATGTTGTCGATGAAATGTCAACAGCACTACCATTCACTTCAATCTTCCCAGATTGTTTCATCCGTAGTTCACATTCAGCCGATGTGCCTAAGTTATGGAACACAACCAAATCATCTGTTGAATGTGGCAGCGTGTGCTTGGACACTTGGTTGATTGCAGAACCAAACGGGAACAAGCCGGGAATGGCTACAGCATCGCGGATACTGAAGCGCCTATTATCGGATGGCGGTTGTGCTGTTCCATCTCCACTTTTGAATACGTCTGTGCTGGCTTGACTGAATATCAGCATTACAGTATCCCCCGGATGAACAGGGAATGTAACAGCCGATGTGCTGCTTGACGGATAGATTAAAGGAACATGCAAAAGAACCGGATGCTCTGTATCATCTTCAAGGTCAGCAAACACTTGGTTGATAAGTGGCTTCACATCTACACTTTGCTTCTCATCACTTCTCACAGCAATGATAACAGCAGGGATGGCTGTATAAACCTTCCTCATCTGATGTTCAAAGAAGGCAATCATTGCGCTTTCCATTGTCATGTCGCCACTCATACCTTCCTCCAAATATTAACCAAACAAGCGTCAAGCAAACTCAACACCCTCTACAGCATCCCCAAACACTTCCATGTACCAATCCCCACCACGAGTATCCCCATCAAACTTGATAGAACGAACACGGAACAAGTCGTTGAATGTTGAATCATCTGTCTCAACCTTGAACAAACTATTTGGGCGCATTTCAGGATTGATTAGAGCCTTCACTCTGACACCATAACGCCTAGCGCGATACTTCTTCCCCTTTCTAGGTGTTCCGTCTTTCTTAGGCTTCAGGGGCTTGATTTCAATGAACACTTCATTCTTCTTGTTAAGGCTCTGCCCAATAGACTTACTGATTTCTTCTGTGTCAAAGAATGGGTGTTCAAGCATCCCTGTCTTTGGACTGAGGACAATTGTCTTTTCCCCTTCACCACCAGAGAAACCATACCTATCTGTAATAACCAAAGCATTGTCTGATGTAATCTTCCACTCAATCCCGTAAGTAGTTGCAATGTCATCTAACACTTGCTTACCTGTACCATGGGCAGGGTATCCGTACTGGCATTTAATCTGTCGCCATTCACCAGTTGTTGAATCAACGAAAGATAAGTTGAGTTGCTTGGCAATCTCTTTAACAACACTTCCTAAGTAGATTTCTTCAGGGAATGAATAACTGATCTTGGTTTTAGTAAGGTCAGTGAAATTGGGCTTCAACACAAATGCTGTCACCTTGTCATTACCACTTCTGGATGTTTGGACGTTAATTACGTCACCCGTAATAAGCTGTTTGACGTTGCCATTATATCCAACACTGAGACTCATTGTTCCAAAACGAGTGTCAAGTAGATTAACTGTTGCATCACTCATGTTGTAAATAGAGATAGTTCCTTTATCTGTATTGTCTTTGTTATTGACATACAGTTCGGCACTGAAAGACATCCGCAACTTGTCTATCTGAACAATTGTTCCATTCTCGGGGTTCTTGAATGTAAGGAGGTAGGAACGTCCCCATTGATAATTCTCGTCCATACATTCATATTCCTTTAGTAATCTGTATAAGAGAAGATGTAGTTGGCTGGCATGTCTTTGCGTGTTGTTGCATTATCTTCAATGGAGGAACTAGCAGGGATGAGCATAAATATTCCAGTCAACCCCCTATCAAACATTGTAGCGTTAGCAATCCCACTGCCAACACAAAGCTTCTGTCCACTCACCAGTTCAGTACCATCGCGCATTGTTACGGTCAAGTGATAGTGTTCAGTTCTGTAGTTGTATGTGAAGCGCAAGTTCAGAGCAACATTGTTAAGTGAAGTGGAATAGGAGAAATCTGCATCTGTAAAAGTATTCAGAAGTGCGTATGTAGCCATTGTTCTTCTCCTTTATTTTTTGAGCAGCCCGAGCTCAACAGCACATAGTGGGGTGATCTTCGGATTCGTTTCAGACATCTTGGCCCAAAGCTCGTAACACCTGTTTATCTCATACTCTATTGCGTCTGCGCCAGTCTGCCCTTTGTTCCGCTGGTTAGACTTGTCTGTGCTGGGTGGTGAACTGTCTGTCCCCCCTCCACCGGGAAGCTGACTTCCTTTTCCATCCTCACCCGAGGCTTGTCCATTGACAATATCATTGATAATCTTGTCAGAGCTTGCTGACAACACCTTCACCTTGACAACATTCACTTGTTCAATAGTGATGTCTGGATAGATGGCATAACCACTTTCAGGATTTTGGTTGAAAGCAATATCCGTGATAATGCAGTTGGAGAACTTGTTTATCTCGCTGTCTTTCCCGTCAGTGTTGTAACCAAGAACAGTGATGAACTCCTTGTTCTGCTGAATAGCAATCAGCCGTTGCTTCACCACTTCCATTGCAGCCTTGACTGAGACATTGCCATCATTATCTGTTCCACTATAGTCACTTGGAATAGCCACGTTAGCGTTTGTTTCTGGTTCGCCTTTTGTGTTAATCAACATGCTCCCATACTGACGAGGATAATCATATCCCGGTACTTTCTGGTTTCCAGCATCTTTAATAGGATTGAAGAAGTTGTAATCTGTTACAACCCCCTGAATCTTGATCTTCACATTCTCAACAGTTACGTTGTCAGAAATCTTACTTCCATCTTCAACTTGATGAGATGTTACACTTCCTTGGTAGCTCTCGGAAAAGGCTAGGACACTATCAAAAAGAATAACGTCATTGTTAGCCGTCTTTATAACGTAAATCATAACAGTGTCCTTCTAGTTAGTTGTAGATGCCTAAGCCACCCAATCTCCATTGCTTCTGCATCTCCTTGTAGATAGCATCTGCTGTCTTCTCAGGGTTATCCTTAACGCCTTGCACACCACGAGCATCCACATTAATAGTGAGAGGGGTAAGCTGTGGCCGTGTAGCTGGTGTTTTCGGTGCAGGTTTTGTGTTGTACAGGTCAGTTGCATCACCACTGAAAGATATTCCTCCAGTTGTAATCTTGGCAGCAGTTTCACCAATGGCCTTCCCCACAGCACTTATCACAGGAATGTTGTTTATACCTTCAGATACCATCTCACCAAGGTCAAAGTTAGCCTTAAACTTGTTCTTCCAGATGATGAACATATAGTAGAAACGCTCAAGATAAATCATGGTCATTTCTAAGTTGTATCTCATCCAGCTTACCCAGTTAGCCTCTCCTTCATTGGCTTCACCAATATCGCCGTAGGCTTTTATCAACAGCATGACAATAGCAAGTTGTGCTACCATTGCTTTGCGCATCCGCCACATTGCAACAATACCCACCATTGTCCTCATTGCGAACACACCAAGAGCGCCGTTGAGCAACCCAATAGAGGCATAGAAGCCAACAACTACCCCTGCACCTACTAAGATTGATAGTGCGTTATAAACACCAATAATATTCTCCTTGAAGAATCCGAAAGAAGTGGTAACTGTATCAACAGCCCCATTCAGTGCCTTCAGTCTTTTAGTAACCCAAGGAATTGCTACTTGTGCCAAAGCAGTTAATGCCTTGAACAACTCTCTCAACATCTTCTCAAGGCCAGCGTCCATCATTGCCTTGGAGAAGTCTTTCATTTTGTTGTTGAATCGTTCTTGAGCAGAAGCAGAATTATTTGTTACTTCAGCCAAAGCCCCGCTTTCTTCAGCAAGCTTACCAGCGGCTTCACCAGCGAGTGTTACATATTCAACACCAACTTTACCGTCTTTCATTGCCGCAAAGAGCTTCTTTACATCCCCACCAAATGCTTTAGCAAACAACTGAATCACACCAGCAGCACGTTCGCCTAATTGACCAACAAGTTCTTCGGCTTGCACCTTTTCCTTGTTATACATTTGGTTGACAGCCCGCATAGCAAGCTTAGTTTGTTCAGGCGTTAATTGGAGAATCTTGAAATACTTGGCAAACCCTTCATACACTTTGTAGATTTGGTTGTTCGCCATCTTGTCACGGCTGGCCATAAACACGTTAGAGAACGTCTGACCAACTTCTTCAATAGGCATTGCCAACGTATCAGCCGTCTTTCTTACGAAAGCCAAGTTATCATTGAACTCTTGAGTAGAGCGACTGATAGCCTTAATCTTAGCTTCCATCGCAAGCATTTCACGACCGGTAGCTACAAGCTCACGCACACCATAACCAGCGGCTACAGCGTTGAACATCCCCATACCGGTTGGAAGCATTGGTCGCATAAAGGCAGCTAACGGGCTTGCACCCAACCCTCTGGCCCTTCCCCAATAGTTCTGATACTGGGTGTCACCTACACCACCCCCTCTACGACCACCCCCTTGTCCACCCCCGCCGCCACCATACCCGCCGCCACCATACCCGCCGTTTCCGTTATTACCACGAACAGCATTGGCTGGAACTTGACGGAAGCGTTGCATACCGGCTGTAGCAGCCCGCAGGCGCTCGAAACTAGCAGCAAGGTGTACAACCGCTTGGGCATATTCAGCAACTTCGTTCCTGCGCCCTACAAGAGCTTGGTGAAGCTTCAGGATGGATGCAGAGAATTGGTCAGCCCAGTGAGTTGAGCGTTGAGCATTCCCACCAACCTGATTCTGCATATTGTTAAGGTGGACGATACTTTTCTGAATCCCTTCCATCCACTTCGTAACACCGCGAGTGTCAGTCATTCGTTGGAAAGCTTTAAACTGTGCTGTCAATCCGGTAAGCTGATTCTTCAACTTCCCTGTTGACACAGCAGCTTCTTTCAGTTGAACCTTTAGGTCAGCCATCTCCTTGCGGAACTCAGTCAAGCCTGCTGTATCTACTTTAAATCCTACAGTAGCAAATAGCTTTGCCAGTTCCATGCCCTTCTCCCTTGTGTTTCATTATTGTTCTTTTTGGCTTCTACGCCTACCATCCTCTCTCAAGGCAGTATTCACTTCCATCATTTCCATCATGTCATAAAAGTCGGGTAGGGAATATACAGTCTGTAATTCGTGGTACGTACAGTACCTTTCTTCAGCAGACAAGAGATTGAGAATACGAACATCAATCGTGAACTTATCTTCAATCTCTTTGTACAACCCTCTTGTAGCTGTATCAGCTTCGCTAGTATTTAAGCCCCGATGCTTAAACCTAGCTTTGAAAAAACATCTGAGAAGTTAGCTTTCAGCACTTCTTTAATCAAGTCAATCAATGCGCCAGTACGACCAGCGAACTCGTGGTCAAAGTTAATAGCAGCCGTACCCTTGGTAACGCCAGACATCAACTCTTTAACCAGAGCTACAACATCAACCTTATCAAACTGTTCAATCAGTGTCGTAATAGCCGCTGTCAATACGGCTTCTTGTGCATTTTCATCTTGCGAAGCT